AAAGATGGTCTAACGAAATTAATGCAATGTCTGATAACAGTGGATTGGAAAATCCTTCTGACTATCAAGTGGATTCTTTCGTAGATCAACTGGATCGTGCTGGTCAAGTAATTAAATCATATACCTTTAGAGGTTTATGGCCTTTGACCATCGCACCTATCGAATTAACTTACGATGGTAATGATGCAGTTGAAGAGTTTGAAGTAACATATCGCTATCAGTTTTTTGAATCAAATACTACTACTTAATAATTCGTATAAATATTTACATTAGATAAATTGACTACGGAGTATTATGGCACAACTATTTGGGTTTCAAATAACCAAAGCGTCTAAGGACAAGGGAGAACTACCTAGTTTTGTTCTCCCCGATCCTGAAGATGGGGCAAGCACGGCTGCGGCTGGGTTTTATAGCGAATTTATAGATATAGAAGGTCACTCTAAGACAGAGGCAGACCTTGTTAGACGATACAGATCCACTTCAGAACATCCAGAGTGTGATCTTGCAATTGAAGATATTGTTAATGAGTCTATAAATACAGATGAAAAACGAGCATCTGTATCTATTATTACAGACAACTTACCATACTCATCCAAAATTAAGTCAAGAGTTAGAGAGGAATTTGCACAAATTTTACGTTTGTTAGATTTCAGTAATCGAGCTCATGATATTTTTAGAAGATGGTATATTGATGGTAGATTAGCATATCACAAAATTGTTGATGAAGACGATCCTCAAAGGGGAATTCAAGAATTAAGGTACGTTGATTCAATAAAATTAAAAAGAGTTAGAAAAGTCGATAAGACGTTGACAAAGAAGGGTTCACCTTCATTGGAAGTTGTAGAGGACTATTTCTTATACACAGAAGAAGTTGGACAAACTCAATCTTCAGCTATGAAGATTACTGCTGATGCAATCGCATATGTTCCTTCAGGGCTTTTTGATCCTCAAAAATCTCTAGTTCATTCTTATCTACACAAAGCAATTAAGCCTGTCAATCAACTTAGGATGATTGAGGATGCGGTAGTAATTTATCGTATTGCAAGGGCTCCAGAACGTAGAATATTCTACATTGATGTTGGTAATCTACCTAAAGTAAAGGCGGAACAATATCTTAAAGATGTGATGAATCGCTATCGAAACAAGTTGGTGTACAATGCTTCAACTGGTGAGATAAAGGATGACCGTCAACAAATGAGTATGTTAGAAGATTTCTGGTTGCCTCGTAGAGAAGGTGGTAGAGGAACAGAGATTACTACACTGCCAGGCGGACAGAATCTTGGAGAAATAGATGATATTGTCTATTTTCAAAAGAAATTATATCGGTCTTTAAATATACCTATTGGACGTTTAGAAGGAAGTGAAGGTACATTTAGTTTAGGACGTGGTGCAGAAATCACAAGAGATGAGGTAAAGTTTACTAAGTTTGTTCAGAAGTTAAGAAACAAATTTAATGTCTTATTTAATGATATACTGAAAACCCAATTGATACTCAAGGGAGTTATCGCAGAAGAAGATTGGGCAGGAATCAAAGAAAATATAAGTTATAACTATATTAAAGATGGTCATTATGCAGAGATGCGTGATATGGATTTATTGCGTGACCGTTTGGAAATATTAAATACTATGGAGCCTTTTATAGGTGATTGGTTCTCAAAGGAATATGTTCAGAAACACGTTTTCAGAATGACTGAAGATGAAATAGAATCCATGCAACAACAAATGGATAAAGAACCTGAACCAGAAACCGATGAGGATGAAGAATAATAAACAATTAATTGGAGTTAAATTATGAGCGATAATATAGAAAATATGATTTCATCAATCGTTGATGGGAATAAGATAGACGCTGAATCTCATTTTAAAGATTCGATAGCACAAAAAATTAGTAGTGCATTGGATTTAAAACGAGTAGAGGTGGCTAATTCACTAATGCAGAGGCCACAAGAAACACAACCAGAGGATGCAAGTGCAGACCTTTAACGAATTTAACAAAACCGTTTTTGAAAAGGATGAACATAAGAAATCATCTAATTACAAAAAACTTACACCCAAAATGAAAACTGCCGTTGATGAACTATTTTCAACAATGGAGAAAAATCCAAGTGATTTTTTAACTAGTTTTGATAAGACTTTAAAAATAGTCGCAAAGAAAAATGGGGTTAAGGAAAAGGATATTATGAGTTATTTTGACAAAGAAATGCTTTCAATTTAAAAGGAACTATGATACAATTAAAAGGTAGTAGTAGTAATCACACCACAGCTTCAAATTTGAGTCTATCTTCAGCCGTTAGAGTTTATGCTACTAATTCTGGAAATGTTACTATTGCAGCCGCAAGTGGTACTTCAAACCATGCTGGGGTTCTTGCTCTGGTAGCTAATGAAGTAATAATTATTACAAAACAACCAACAGATACAATTACTTGTAGTGCAGCTATGTCTTGCACTCCTGTAGGTTTTCACTATTAAGAGGAAATATGAAATTAATCACAGAAATGTATGATGACTTTGAAGTTCTTACAGAAGGTAAGAATGGTAAAGATTTGAAAATTAAAGGGGTATTCATGCAGGCTGAGACTAAAAATCGGAATGGTAGATTTTATCCTCTTGATATTCTTGCTAAAGAAGTCAAACGATACAGTAAGGAATTGGTCGAAAAGAAACGTGCTTTCGGCGAATTAGGACATCCAGATGGGCCTACGGTCAATTTGGACAGGGTTTCTCATCTTATTGAGGAACTATATACCGAAGGTAATAATATTATCGGTAAAGCTAAGGTACTTGACACGCCTAACGGTAAAATTGTCAAGGAACTATTAAATGCGGGTGCGAAACTTGGAGTCTCTAGTAGAGGAATGGGTACACTTGAAAAGAAGGGTCAAATAAATTACGTTAAAGATGATTTTTATCTTGCAACAGCCGGAGATATTGTCGCTGACCCATCTGCACCAGAAGCGTTTGTGGAAGGAATAATGGAAGGTAAGGAATGGATTTGGGATAACGGAATTCTTAGGGAATCTGAAGTTGCAAAGATACATAGACTTGCTTCCGATAACAAAAAAGCAGAAGCTTTTGAAATGTTTCTTTCAAAACTCTAATTTTTATAAATATAATTAACTAAACTACAAGGAGACTTAATATGTCCGAAGAAATTAACAAGGCTATGGAAGACCTAGAAGAAGCTGATGCTTCAACTGCAAAAGTTAATAAGATCGACATCGGTGACGATGAGCAAAAAGATCCTAACTTTGACGGTGCAACTTCTAAAGCAAAAGAGAATAAAGCCAAAGCAAAGGCCGAATCTAAGAAAATAAAAGCAGAATCTAAAAAAGTCAAAGAAGATGATGACGAAGAAGAAGATTCTGATGAAGACGAAGAAGAGTCTGATGAACAAGTTAAAAAAGAATCAGTTTCTATTCCTAAACTCAAATCCGAAATGCTTGATGGACTTGTCAACCATATGAAAGGTCTTAAAAAAGAAGACCTTGCTAAGATGTATGGTTCTACACTAGTTGAAGATGAAGATGAAGAAGATGCAGACGATGATGAAGAACAAGAAGATGAATCTGCAAAGAAAGTTAAAGAATCTATTGACCAAAAAGTTGAAGCTCTTGACATTTCAAAAGATGTTGAAGCCTTGGTTGTTGGAGAAGAACTTTCTGACGAATTCAAAGCAAAAGCGGCAACAATTTTTGAAACCGCAGTTAAAACTAAAGTTCGTGAAGAACTAACAAAAATTCAGGAAGAAAATGAAGGCGTAATGCAATCACTTGCTGAAGATACAATGTCGAGTGTTGTTGAGAAAATTGACGATTACTTGAACTACGTTGTAGAACAATGGATGGAAGATAATCAATTAGCTATTGAGCGTGGTCTCAAAGGTGAAATTGCTGAAGATTTCATTAGTGGTCTCAAAGGATTATTTGAAGACCATTACATTGATGTTCCAGATGAGAAGTATGACATACTGGAAGCCAATTTGTCTAAGATAGAGGAATTGGAAGATAAATTAAACAAACAGATGGAAGAAAATGTTCAGTTGAATAAAGCAAAAGGGGAACTCGTAAAAGAGTCCATGATTGCTGACATTGCTGATGGGATGACTGATACCGAAACTGAAAAATTCCAAAGTCTGGTTGAAGATGTAGAATTCTCTGATGAGAACTCATACAATGATAAGTTGAAAACTATCAAAGAAAGCTACTTTGGTACTGGAGCAGTAGAACCTAAAGAGGTTATTACTGAAGAAGGTACTGACGATCAAATCGAAGTTTCCGATTCAATGGCGACATATATGTCTGCTATTAAAAAAGATACTGGTCGATCTGGTCAAACACAAATCTGAAAACTAAACTTTTAAAGGAGTAATTTATGTATAATTCAGAAGTCCTTCAAGAAAAGTGGGCACCTGTTTTGAATCATCCCGATCTTCCCGTGATCAATGATTCTTACAAGCGTGCAGTAACCGCTGTTATCTTGGAAAACCAAGAAAAAGAACTTAAAGAATCACGCAGTTTCTTGTCTGAGGCAGAAATGTCTACAGGTGATGCAGTTGCAAACTGGGATCCAGTTTTGATTTCTTTAGTTCGACGTGCAATGCCTAATTTGATGGCATATGACATTTGTGGTGTGCAACCAATGAGTGGCCCAACCGGACTTATTTTTGCTATGAAAGCAAGAATGGGAGAAGGTGCAGTTTCCGTTGAAGAAGCACTTCATAACGAAGCTGACACTGGGAGTTCAAACTCCACATTGGGAGCTCAAGCAGGTACAGAGCCAGGAGCACTTAACGGTGGAACTGCCTCAGTTACTACTGATGCTGCGATTCCTGACATTTGGGGTGTTAATACCGCTGGTACATATAATGTACAAGGTGCGGATCTTACCGCAACAGGGGAAACCTAT